AAGTTCTCCCCTATGTACCGCCCACCATCGTAAGTCTCCCTGACATTACTCTTCAGGTACGCCAAAAGAGGATCGTTCTGAAAGAGCATATCGATGAGCTTAGGAGTCTTCCGGATGTATCGGTGTGTTGCTACCGTAATCTGGTCTAACTCAGCCATTGTTGACTCCTCGTCCTAACTATTAGGACCGGTTTTTGTTTGCGATGTCTGCTGCCCAAGTGTTCCACCCTTCGAGGAAACTGTTGCGGGAATCCCGATCTGCTTCCATTTCGTTGGCAGCCGGTTTAGCCGGTTCAGTTCGATCAAAGAAAGGACTGGACTCCTTCGGAGTGGAATCAATAGGCAGCTGATGCGTAGAGAGTACCTTCTGCGCTCCGCGTTCCTCAGCCTCTTTTATTTTTGCTTCAAAGGCGGCCTTCTGTTCTGCTTCCACCCGGGGGGAGATAAACTCCTTGTAGGCTAAGTCAGGGGGAAGGCCTTTTTGCACCGACAACTTCTCCACTTCATCGAAGTCCAGTTCTTCTCCGAAGCGTTTGAAGTAATCGATTGCAAGTCGGGGTAGGGTTTTAGAGAGGCCGACGTAGCCCGCCCGTTCGGCACGGAAGCGGTCGTCAAGGTACTTGTCGAGTTCATCCTTATTGCTGAACCCGAAGGCATTTGCGTCATTGGATGTCGTATAGTTAGGATCGAGCGTCCCATATGTGGATTCATACTGACGCAGCTTTTCCAAACCACTCAGATTTGCTTGGTAAGCAGGGAGAGCGGTGTTGTTATACCAGTCATCATACTGGGCCATCCGAGAGTCATACTCACCCTTCAACGTATCGAGGGTGGAGTGATGATCCGGGGTGGGGACAAACGCCTGACGAAATGCTTTGGATACGGCATCATCGCCCAGAGCAGCTTCAACAGCAGCGACCTGTGCAGGGTCAATTCCCGCCTTGGAAGCTATCTCCTGCCAATAAGCTCGTAGGTCTTCGGTTCTCTTTGCCATTCGATCCTCTTTCCCAGTGCCTACCTCTCAGTGGAGGCCCAGCACCTAAAATAAGGTAGTTACATTCCCGGCATAGGGCCGGGGCCTCCCCCTTGCGGGGGCATACCACCTCCACCCGGAGGCATTCCTCCCGGCATGGGTGGTCCCGGAGGGGGTGTCATCATAGGCATGGCACCCGGAGCACCTCCCTGTTGTAAAGGTTGCCCAGCCATGTTTGCGGACATGGCCTGCGCCACTATTTGTTCCAGATCTGTGATTGTACCGGTAAGAAGGGGGGCGATGTCGGGGAGGCCGTTGGCAATAAGCTGAAATGCGTCCTTTGCCATTGCAAGCCCCTGCATCGTCATAATTTGCGGAGAGTTGGCCATATCTCCGAGCCCTACGCCCCCATTGGTGGGGGGAGGCATGAAACTGGACTTGTTCCCTCCCGGTGGTTGAGGGGGAGGGGAGTCCAGTGATACGTTACGCGATTGCGTTGCTGGCGATGCAGTTTCCATAAGTCGCTCCTGTAATGGTATTTACCCCGAAACAGAAAAATGTCAATACCTTTCGGGATAAAAGGAGTTATTTTCCCTTCCCAAGGGGTTTGGCAGGGGTAACTACCATGCCTTTCTTCATTCCCTTAGGGGTACCCTTACCAAGGGAAGCAGCCTTCCCACCTTTCTTCAACGACTTGGCCGCCTTGGCCATGTCTGCGGGTTTACTGAAGTTAGTGTCGAACATGTTATTCTCCTTTAAGTAGTTTACCTGTTTCCTTCCGCTTTTTCGCCATCCCCGTACTACGGAAGTTCAACTCATTACGGGAAAGCTCTTTCATACGAAGTCTATCCTGTTGAGTATACTTCTTTTTGGGGCCAATGCCGAAGTATCTGGTTTCAGGTTTGGCCCCTAACTTTCTAATCTCCCCGAGCCTCTCATCGGCTGCCTTTAACCATATAGAGGAAGGGTCAGAGTGTTTAGGGATGGTAGCCATAAGGCCCTCCTTTATTTACTTTTAAGGCTCTTCCCCTTACCCATTTTCTGCTTATGAGCAAGAGCCTTGCGTAAAAACCCTTCACCATGATAAGAGGCCTCCTGTTTAGGGGTCTCCAGCTTCTCCTCGTGGCGCATCTGTGATTTCTTCATTTCTTCCTCCTTGCCAACCCCTTTTCAGAGGTGGAGGCAAAGTCAGATAACTGCCCTTTTGACATCTTTAGAACCCCCCTATTCTTCTTATGAAGTTTAGAAGGGTGATGCTCTGCAATAGCCATTAACCTTCTCTGGGCCTTACTTAGGGCTGGCATCTTTGCCCCCTTCCTTTTCTGGTATCTGGAAGGTCATAACCACCTTAGCATTGTTTACCCTATCTACAAGGGAATGGAGGTCCTCAACCAGTTGGTTAAGGACCTCCTGAATCAATGGTATGGTCTCACGATTCAGTTTATCAATCTCCTTTGTGAGATCCACGATGTCCATGGTTAATTCCCAATGTAGAAGTTGGTACCAATACGAAGGTCAAGGGAAGACTTGTTAAGGGAGTCCCACTGGCCCCCAACACCCACATTAATACCAATCCCCTCCTTCACCCTGTAATCAACAAACCCACCATACTTAAAGGCCGCGCTATTGAATTCACCAGTAGTAGCCAGCCCTGCGGCTCCCATACCCCACAACGAGAGCTTAGGGGCAATCTGCATAACTTTGTAAGCAGCCCCGGTGGTAGCGTTCAGCTTCAACATCACCTTGCCGTCAATAAAGGTGAAGGAAGAGTCTTCCACCGTTTCAACAGGAGTAAAGTCCCAAAGGGTGTAGCTGATAAGTTTCTCAGTCATAGGGATACCCAGAACCCCATAACCAAACCCTTTATCGCCAAATCCCCCTCCAAAGCCCACAAACCTCCCAGGGAGGTCCTGCGCCATCACAGGGAGAGTAAACGCCATAATCAAAACCAAAACCATTACAATACGCTTCATTGGTTATTCCTCCTTAATTGGACTCTTTATCAGGGTCGAAGCGAAGTAGTTTATCAATCGCCATAACCCCACCGGTAATGAACGCCACTAGTAGAACAATAAGCCAATGGCTGAAGTCATTCCATGAGTCAATAGCTACATTACCAGATGCCAGCATCAGCACAAGTTGTGCCGCACCTCCACTGACAAACGCCCTCAGGAATCTTTTGAGTACACTCCATGCAAATTCTTTACTCATCATCCCTCCTTTAATACGTCCAAATAGTAGGCTGAGGAAGAGAAGGATCTGCGTCCACGTGTACGAAGTTGGATCCAATCCCGATACGACGGATACCCAGAAGGAGTGCCGCTTGTAGAATGGCATACTTCTGGAATCCTTCCGGTGCGGAGATGTCCGCCGCGTACCCTTTGAGGTGAGCACTGTTAGGCTTCCCCCCTACTGCTTTATTATGAGCAGGTGTACGGTATCCACTCGTAATAATAAAAGGAATCCTCGCTACCTCTCTCATACTATCAAGTGTTTCGAGGAATTCCTTGTTCATGTGAACCCCACTTCCTTCCCAGTCAGGACTGTCGAACTCCTCCGGCTTAAAGTACTTCATTTGAACCTCAATGAGTGATAAGGAGAATATGAACCACGTCGTTTTCTGTTCCCGCAATATACACTTCTTTGGTGTTTAGTGGAGCATCCCCACTAAACGGACCAATGGTGACAATACCCTCAGCCGCGAGGGTGTGGCCATAGTCAGTAGCAGAAACGTCTGAATCCCCGATGTAAATTGCAGAGTTCTGGGCTGTGTTCTGAATAATCATCTGCCTCACACCTTTGTGGTCTGAGGTGGTAACAGGAGTAGCCGCAGCCCCAATGGTAAGGTTGATGTGTCGTAGTGCCATAGTTACCTCTTCCTCTTGGTTTTAGGCTTAGGAGCCCTCCAAGAACGAATGATGATGTTGTAACCTTCTAACTGAAGTTCCTGCTTCCAGAAACCTAATTCGTTAAGGAAGTTGGTGAGGGTTACAGGGGTAAATCCCATCTTATGGAAGTTCTCCCCATACTCCTGTTGACCATACAGAACATTAAGGACGTTGTGATCGATAACCCCCTTGTTGATCTGTTCAGCCGCCCAACCGATATTAGGGACAATGATTCTGAATTCTCCCTTCTCTTTAAGCACTCTAGTCCATTCCTTGAGGACATCAAGGGTTTCGTTACGGCCAAAATGCTCTAAGACATGGGAGGAGTAGATGATGTCGAACTCCTCGGTTGCGAAGGGGAGTTTTCGGAGGTCACATCTGTAATCAACCCCCTCCAGTTCTCTAATATCACACCCCACCACCTGCCCTTCCTGAGTCTTCAACTTGTTAGGGCCACACCCAATATCGAGGATTCTCTTTTTAGAGGGTTTAACCCCATAAGGGAGGCAAGGTTTGGAATCAGGGGGAAGGTTATAGCTTCTACCTGTTTTCACATCAATGTGGTTAGGAAGGATTTGACCATGAGCCAAGATCTTCCAATCAGTCTTTTCCCGTAAATTCTTACAGAAGTAAAGATCCTCCGTCCACTGTTCCCCAAACCTCACATTGTCGAGGAAGGGATCTAAATTATCAACCGTCTTGAACCAAGGTTCAGGTAGGTCTTTGAAGAGTTCAGTACGGAGTATGGTGCACCCCATCCCAATACCGTCCACCTCAAACACCTCCCCAACCTTCCAATCCCAGTAAGGTCCCGATCCTGTTCCCCTGAACACTAAAGGTTCCGGTCTGTCTACTTTGAGGGAGTAAATACCCCCCACCACCCCAGCTTCCGGGTGGTGTTCAGCCATGAAAATAAGTTCCCTCAATGTCTGGGGAGGAAGTTCAACATCCTCATCCCAGAAGAAAATATACTTAGCCCCTATTTCAAGGGCCTTCTTCACAAAAAGGTTCCTCGCTTCCGCAATAGGAACCCCGTAAGTGTTGATCATCACCGTGTTGTAATTCATCGGCGGTGAACAGTTGTGGAAGGCAAGGGTCAGCTGAGGCGGCAAAGGCCTCCCACTGAACGGAATAGCAAACAGCAAGGATGGGAAACTCGGATACCCCAAACTAGATTGCACGGGTCCTCCTCAGGACAGTTAGTTGGTAATAGTCATAGTAACAGCAAGGGTGTTGGAGGTGCTGAAGTTGATATACGTGGAAGTGGTAACCCTGTTGAACATGGTCCCACCAGAATCAGCGGAGTTGTAGATACAGAACTCCCCAATCTGACTGGACCCTGTAAAGGTCTCGTTGGTGTTGAAACTAATAGCTCCAGTGAAGGTACACGCGGAGTTGGTAGCCGTGGTAAGGCCGGTGGTACCAAACGCCTTGATGGTCATATAACCACCAAGAGCTGTTTGGTTACTGGACGGAGCGGTACTGGAAATAGATCCAATAGCAATGGCACTTAGCACTTGGGCGTTGCTGGAAGGCGTGAGGCGTTCCAGAGCCCATCCCCTCCCCCCGGCGGTAACTGTATTATGGTGCTTACCCCGCTTGAGAATCTGGTTGGTTCTGGCATCCCGGAGGACAAACTCCAAATACCCCCGAAGCTGCAGGGAATCAGTCATTGTTGCTTTCTTTTTGCTCATGATTGTCCTCCTTAGGGGACGGTTGAGTTATCACTGGGGTAACAACAACAGTGATGTCGTCCCCCATATCCATTCTATCCATCTGACCCATAACGATTAACCTCTATAACCTCTTCAGTTATAACACCTTCCTCGTCAATCCTTTCGTAAACCACCCTCTTTACGTCAGGGGGGAGCTTCTTCCGGATATTGTTCCTCTCCTTCACCAGTTGTGCAAACTGGTTGGAGTAGGCTCCCTTGAAGATAACTGTATCATCATCCTTCAATACCACCGTTGAGAAGTCAAAGGGATCATGGAATTTCTCCAATTTATCCCCTACCCTCATAATCCCTACAATCCATTCAATGTCAACTCCCATTACCCACTCTCGCTAACCGCCCCACTGGATTTCTGCTGCGGAGGCTCTTGACCGCTTGCCTTCCTCCCCGCAGAACTCACCACCATACCCAACTGCATCTGCTGCTCGGCTATTAGCCGTTCGGTGATGGTTTTAGCTCCTTCGGGAGGATTCCCCACATTGGGGATGTTCAGCTGCTCAAGCAAGGTCCAATGATCCACCAGTCCTGCCCGAGCCAGCTGCAGGTATTTAAGCTGAGTCTCGATCTCCGAAGCATTCAGCAGTGAGGAGGGAGCAATGTGGTAGGACACTTGACTGAAGAAGAACTTAGCCCTGTCGTAACGGGGTAAAGGTCCCCTTGCCAAGGCTTCCATCTTGACAACCCCTGAAGAGGAGTAATCGTTTTCAAGGTAAGCGGGAATAAATGATCCCGGGTCCTGGTCGAAGTCATCTGGGGTTGCCCCAGCTGCCCCCAAAATAGCCAACCGCAACGATAGGGGATAAAATTGGGCAAAGTTGGAGGCCGTCATGGTGGCAAATTCCCGCATATAGGTCTCAATGATTCTACTTCTCAACCTAACAGAAGGAGACATAGCCTCCTGAATCCTTTCAATAGTTTCCGGTGAAGGCATCTGCTTCATCTTCATCATATCCGAGAAGTCTCTGACTCCCGGAATATCATAAATTTTCTCCTCGTAGTAGTTGAGGATCTGGAGAACATCGGGAGGGAGGTTGGGGGGATCTTGAATCATAATCCCCTTACCGGTGAGCATGTTCTGCCTGATCTTTAACCCCGCCTTACGGGTATCAATCTTGTTAATCTCACTCTGGGAGATGGTGTGTTTATCCCCAATTACAGTAGGTCTGGCCACCTGCTCCAAGTGGTCATCAATCACCCGCATGATTCCATTCACTGACCTAGCTAAGGGCAAAATATCCCACAATACTCCCTTCCCCAACCAACTCCATGGCCAAGGGTCTAGAGTGAGTTTTGCATACGGGTATAGTCCATGCCAGTAAATGGCGGGGCCATCATATAGTATGGCGGTGTTGGTGAATACAATACACCGCTTACGGGGATACAGTTGATCTCCCGGCTTTACCTTATAAGACCAGTTGTTACGAGGATGCTCAGGATCTATCCATTCTCCCATAAACTTAGGCTGCCCTGACTTGTTAACCGACCTGTCGTCAAGATAACAAGTGTATAGGTCAACAGAGGGGATTCTGGGTAGTTCCTTTACCGGGGCCTCTGAAAACAGCTTCTCCCTGAAAGGTGATCCGTAAGTGTCGTAGAGTTTGTTGATTCTGGTGCCATTTAACGACTGGGATACCATAGACCCATCCCTATCTGGGATAATAAGATGAGCCTTATGGGGGAACATGGCTTTTACATAGTTAACTGACCTCTGAACCCTGTGAATCACCCCTGCTGCTTCCTGTAGTGAGAGGGAAACAGAAGGGGGACGAATAGGGATAATATCCCGGGGGTCTTCCGCGCTAATGTCTAAATCTTGGGTATTGGTGTTGTAGAAGATGTGAGAATACCCCGACCCTGCAGCCAATGAGTACTTGATTACATCGGCGTTTTTGAGATCAATAGTCCTGTTAAGGTACCAGTGTTCTGAAAGTTGACCAATAATCTCGCAGTGCTTCTTAAACCTTTCGTTCTTTGTTCTATACTCCCAAAACGGTTTAACATCCGTACACATAGCTGCAAGGTCAGTAGCCACCTTCGCCACATGGTTTACACTTGTTTGAGAAAGTACACTACTTTTAGCTGTACTATCCTCAGCCATGATGGCTTTTATGGTGTCTGTGATGGTATTGTAGCCCTTTTGGGAGCGTAAAAATGCATCCCCCTCTTCAAGAGCTTCCTTCATGTACCCCAGTACTTGGTGTTCATAATCAGATGAGGGTGCTGTGGACATTTAGTCTGCTCCTACTTTACGAAGGAAATCCATAAACGATAACGGAGTACCGGTGTCTCCGATACTTACGCCACCTGAAGGGGTTTTTATTGGCTTAGTAGCATTAAGCCAATAGGTAAGTATAGCAGGGTGCTCCTTATTTGCGGCCATCCAATGGGCAAGGGCTGACTGTTGTTCAGGGGTCATTTTACTATAAGCCGCTACATTATTGACATACCCCATTTGGGGGTTCCCCATCAACCTAACCTGTAATAGTTGTTCCTGTCCCATACGGGTAGGGAAGTAGTCGGTAGGATTGACGTTGGGGCGAGGAGTAGGGGTAACTACTTTGGATAACGCAGCTTCATGGATATTGTTTCCAATATCAATGTAGCGTCCTCTAGGGGTAATAAACCCTTGGGTCATTTGAGAAGGGCTTTTACGGAAGGTTACCCCCGGCAGCAATTTACTCCTCACCGCCATCATGGGCATGGGAGAAATGGGGAGGTGCTGTACAGGGGGGAAGAAAATGTCCGCCGCTGTAGAAAGAGGCTTCTTCAACCAGGGGTGTAGGGAGGAATCACGGATTTCGTCACCTATACCCTTGGGGATATGGGTGATTGGTCTTCCTTGATTATCCGCTGGTCTAGTGGCCATTATTGTAATACCCCTACCCCACTAATTACGCCCCATTACCCGAGTTATACCACAACCCTTCATTAACGGTACCAGTTTCTTTCTCAAACTTTTCCAAATCCCGGGCATGTTCAAACTCCACCCTTTGAAACCCCCTCAGCCTGTATCTGGCAGGCATAATCTCATCAGCCCTACCCGGATATGCCACTTCACCTGTTTGGGGGTTCCTGTACACTACAGTGCGTTCTGAGGGATGAACTGCGGCGACTCCAGAGGAGGTTTGGGGTCGCCATAAAATCTGCAGTTCACCCCCATCTTCCTCGTGGTGGAGAGTGTGAGGCCACGGGGAAGCAAAATAGTTCTCTATTACTTTACCACACTTATCACATTGAACGTCGTGAATAGGCACTTAGCGTTTCCCCCGCTTTCGAGTTAATTTCTTAGACCGCAGGGTGTTACTATTGCGGCCTTCACGGTAAATAGAATTTCCGGCTTCGTGCATCCTATCGAAGGTACCTTGCAGACGCTTAATAGTCTCGTAATCACCCTTTTCGCCTCCAAGGCCCATATTGTACTTTATTATGTCTTTATAGGAAGCTCCACCCTGAGAAAGATCATGACCAAGATGCCTACGGGTTCGGTCTTCCAGTTCATGCTTTCGTAAACCTGTATGTGTATAACGCTCCAGTGCTTCTGCTCGGTCTGGCCTCCCCCAAGCCTTGGCTTCTCGTATCCCTCGGGTAGTAGCCAAACTCCCAATAGTTTCACCCGTCCCCGTACTCAATTCCAGCTCAGGCTTCTTGACCTTCTTAGTATCTGCCATATGTTTTCACCTCATCTGTTTTTACCTCATCCCCGCATATTCTTCCAATCCCAGTATAACCCTCTCTTCAAGATGTTTCTCGAAGGTTTTATTACTGGGACACCTTGTCCTCAACCTCTGTAGAAGTTGAGGCTTCAACTGAACATCCACTTCCCCTATCCTCGCCGTCACATACCTCTCCATTTTCCTCACCAGATCTTCGGGGGACTGAAAATTCATTCCAAACAACCTCTCCAGTCTCAACCTTAGGGCATCGTTGATATACATAGGTTTATCAGCTGTATAGTGTACTGTCCGAGTGAGTTGAGCCGATAGCACCTTCCCCAGCTCCCCGCGTTCCTCATAAGCGTTAATAACCTCCGACGGGAGGTTCAACTTAATTGCCAACAGTGCCATAATACCTCCATAGTGTAAATATGACAGGATTTAGGTCCCGTCAAGCTTAAATAGTTATTGTAAATCCTCTAAGAGGTCCGAAAACCTGTCATCCCACATTTCGTACATTCTTGCTGCCGAAACATCCGACCTTTGCCAATCTGGCTCTTTTGAGGTCGAAACTTCCACCTTTTTCTCCTCCACCTGATAACTCCAGTCGTGGGCGGCCCAAATTGCCATCAAAAACGCCCTCGCCCTGTCATCGTGCTTCCCGGAGGACGCCTTGGCGGTCATTTTCAGCTCATCTGCCTCACAATGGGCCAATTCCTCTGCCAAATAAGGAGAAAGAATCTTGATCTTATCCAATGATATGTGTCTAGTTCCCCTGATCCATAAATCCCTTACCGACTTCGGTGAAGCCTGCCACCCCAATGAGGTAGTCATCTTCACGCTCATTGAATCCAGATACTTCCACACAAACATATTAGTATAACCATGTTGATTGAGCATTTTTCGCTGAGTTAGTAACCCCGGACCCGGGTACACCTCAATTATGCACAAACACTGCCCACTCTCGTCGTTTCCCGCATACAACCTCCCCAGAATATTAGCCACATCCGCCAACTCCTCAGGATCAATCGGAGCCGCATATTCACACACCTGAACATCTGGTTTTCCGTTCCTCCCCACCCTAATTATCTCAATAGCCCCATTATCCGTCTTAATATCATCCCTTGTCCTAAACCTCCTATCCCACCCCACAATCCCTACAGTGGGATCACACCCTAATACATACGTCTCCCTTGGTGAAGGAGGCTCCATAACCACCACCAACCCTCGTGGATCTGTGTCCTCTGGTGCCGGGTGCTCCGTCAGCACTCCTTCATTACCAATTCTATAAAGTTCAGGAAGTTTAAGTGCCATTATTCACCTGCACTTCATAAAAGTTAGGCACCACCACCCCCAACCTTATTCTCTCCAGCACATCAACACTAAACTGACTCGCCCCTGTATGCTGAAAGCTCTCTTCCGGGGTAGCGCAGAAGTTAGTTAAAAAGAGGTTAAGTTTCCCCCTTCTTCTCGCCGCATCCCGCTCTGTCTCATACCAGTAAAGCTGCTCCTTCTCCAGTAAAACATCCCTCCCTGTATACAGTCTAGAAGTCTCATACACTCTTCTAGCGTGTTTCATAGTTAACTCAGAAGGAGTCCAGTCTATTGGGGGTGTAGCTCTGTTCTTTCTTGTCTCAATATACCAAGGGGCAAATATATACTTCCACCTTCTCTGTAATCCTTTCCTAACATCCTCCGTAAAGTCATACCACCACCCCCCTAAACCATTCGCAGTACTCTCCAGTATGCAAAGGGTATTTATCCCAAGTGGGAGGGTAGGAAAGAAATCAAGTTCAATCATATTCGGGTAAGGCCAAAACGCACATTCTGTTAAGTGCGCTATATCAAACTGTCTCCCTTGTCCCAGCCCTGATTGCTGCCTACTTTGCTGATACAGCATCCTCGAATCCAGCTTATCAAAGTAGATATGTTCCCCTTTTACGTCGTACCCTATTTCAGGCTTCAAATAAAAAGGTAAACTGTTAATACACAACTTATCCCTATCATAGAGTTCCATGATTTTATCATCATCTACACTCGCTGCCATTCCCCTAATATGCCTATAACTAGTCTCCCTATGACAAAGGATAATTCTACTTAGTGCGGTATTGTGAGAAATATACCCTTCTGCAATGTAAGTAGCAGTAGTTGTTTGTATATCAAACACCCTCTGCACCATTGACTCTTCAGACTTAACTACATGTGCCCATACATCACCATTATTATTGGGTATCTCTTTCCCTTGGAACCACTGCAAATCCCTAAATCTAGTTGGTTGAGTTTTACCCAAAACCCTAAAGATATCCCCTAACCTACTCACAACCAATTTGTGTACAGGTTTACTACCTAACTTACTGCTAGCCCCGCCAATTCTATCGTCAACATCAATCCTGTAATCAACTCCAATACTCTTCAAATACGC